CAGTCTGGGAAATGGAACAGAAACAAGCGGAGAAACGAAATGCCTCCCATCCCTAACCTAACTGAGAAGTTGAGGAAGGCCGGTCTAACCGGCAAAGTGAAGAAGGAGCACCCCCCTCTGTGGAAAGGACCGATTGAGGACGGTGTGACCTTCACTCTCCTGTCTAGATTCCTGGTGTGCCGAGAGCGCTTCCGCGTTTGGGCGGTGCTGGGACTGCAGCCCATCCCTCGTTTCGACCACAAGCTGGCCTACGGAGACATGTGGCACGTCTGCGAGGAGGCCCTGGCGGGAGGAAACGACTGGTCAGAACCTCTCAAGCTGTACGCCTCGATTCTGGCCAAGCGGTTCCCTCATGACGGCGAAAGGGTCGAACACTGGTACAACGTCTGCCGGGTTCAATTTCCGATCTACGTCGCCCACTGGAAGAAGCACAAGGACGTGCGGCATCGGAGGCCACTGGCCGAGGAGCAGGTGTTCGACGTTCCTTACGCCCTACCGTCAGGACGTACCGTCCGGCTACGCGGCAAGTGGGATTCGGTGGACCTCATCGGTAAGGGCAAGGGTGAGGAAGTTTGGTTGCAGGAGAACAAGACCAAGGGCGACATCGACGACGTACAGACCCAGCGGCAGTTGCAGTTCGACTTACAAACCGGCATCTATCTTGTGGCCCTCTGGGAGTACCTGGACGACGCCAGCGCCGGAGACGCCATTTTTCCTGAGGACCATGGGCAGGTGCGCGGAGTTCGCTACAACATCGTCCGGCGTCCACTCTCTGGCGGCAAAGGAACCATCACTCGCCACAAACCGTCCAAGTCGAATCCGCTGGGAGAGACGGTCCAATCGTTCTACGGGCGGGTGCGCGAAATCATCGAGACGGCGACCGGTCCTGACTGGAAGACGCCGGAAGGTGAGAACTGGTTCTTTTCCCGGTGGGGGGTGCCGATTACTAAGGGTGACCTACAACACTTCCGCCATCGATGCCTCGATCCGATCTTGGAGCAATTGTGTGATTGGTGGGACTGGATCGCATCAGGAATTGACCCCTTCGACACCAGAATGGATGGCTGGGGCAAAAAGGAGTACAACCCTCTCCACTGGCAACACCCGTTCGGCGTGTATAACGTCCTGGACGAGGGCGGCAGCAGCGACCTAGACGAGTTCATTCTTTCGGGAAGCGAAGCTGGCCTACGTCGGGCCAAGGACCTCTTCCCAGAGTTAACGAGGGAGTAGCACGATGCTGGTTCTTTCACGGAAGAAGGGTGAAGTCATCATGATCGGAGACGACATCCAGGTTCACATAGTAGAGCTAAGGCGTGACCGAATTCGCCTTGGTTTCGTCGCTCCAAAGGAAATACCGATTCACAGGGAGGAAATCTACAAGTCCTTACACAAACAACGAGGTAGCGATGCCGCCGATTCCAAAGAAGGAAAGTCCGAATGCGGTAAAACAGAAGTTCAAACCGAAGTCAGTGATGTCGCGGATAGTGCCGGTAAGCGAAATCACCCACGAGACCGTTAGGATGAGCCTGTACGGAGGCCCTAAGACCGGCAAGACTCGATTCGCCTGTACGTTCCCCAAGCCTCTCCTCATCATGGGAACCGAGGAGGGGACGGCGAGCGTGCGCAACAGACCCGGCGTGTTTTACGTGTTCCTTGACTCGGAGGACGAAGTGTTGGAGCTGATCGGCAACTTCGAGGCCGGTCTACTCCCCTACGTGAGCATCGTGGTGGACAACGCCAGCAGGATGCAGGACGTGTTCCTCAGGGACGTGCTGGGGCTGCGTGAAATCCCTGTAGCGAAGATGTGGGGATTGGCCACGCGAGAGCAGTACGGAATCGTGACCACCAAGATGAAGACCATCTTGAACAAGATTCTGTCCCTAAAGAAGCACACCTGCATCATCGCCCATGAGAGGAACCTCAACGACGGAAGCAATGACCCGGAGTCGATACTAAAGCCTCAAATCGGTAGCGCTCTCATGCCAAGCGTGGCCGGTTGGCTCAATGGGGCGGTGGACGACGTGGGCCAGACGTACATCCGTGCTCAAGTTGAGGAGAAGGACATCACGATTGGTAAGGGCAAGGACGCCGTGACCGAGAAAACCAGGGTGCCTACCGGAAAAAAGGAGTACTGTTTGAGGACCGGTCCGCACGAGGTCTACTACGTAGGCTACCGAGTCGAGGATGGCGTGATTCTGCCGGATTGCATCGCAGACCCAACGTTCGAGAAACTCGTGGACATGAAGAAGGCCAAGAGGAAGTAGCTTTTTGACACCTAACTTAAGGAGCATTTCAGCTATGCCAGCGCAAACAGCAGCTAAGTCGTCCCTGATGGAGAAGCTAAAGGGTCTAAGGAAGGACTACGACGCGGCCAAGGTACGAGAAGTCGTCTCCACCGACCCAGGTGCTGACATTCCGCCGAACATCAACGGAGTCGGACGGCTAGTGGACTGTAAGTTCGACACCGTGAAGGAAGGAAAGGAAAACGCGGGCGAGTACTACTTCTATGCTCAAGCCAGCATCTTGTCTCCTGAGGAGGCCAAGGACGAGAACGGCCAAATGGTCCGCATCAAGGGAAAGTTCACCAGCATCATCGAGATGATGTGCGACACGCCGAACAAGGCACGTAAGACCGCCAAGGACCATCTGGATTGGGTGGTGAACATGATGGGTGCGTTGGGTGCCGACATGAAGGACACCCAGATGGAACAGCTTGAGTCCATCGCGTCGCTCATCAAGAAGACCAAGCCGATGATTCGATTTAGGACCTGGAAAGGCGGCAAGCAGACCGAGGGCAAGTACGCCAACCAAGAGCCGCGCGTCCAGCACGTATGGACCGAGTACAAGGAAGGCGAGTCTCCAGCGCCGGACGACGACATGGCCGCTGCCGGTCTGGTCGAGGCTCCAGGAGGAGCGCCGGTCGAGTCCAACGGTGAGAGCGTGGACATACCGGCTCTCGTGGCGGCAGCCTCCACCAAGGGCGACCCGATGCAGAAGGCGGCACAGACCAAGCTTACCGAAATGGCCGTCGCCAGAGGCATGACCGAGAAGGAGATCGAGGACGCCAAGAGTTGGGACGACGTGGCGTCTAGACTGACCAACGGGAAGGCTGCCGCTCCTGCCGCTGCCCCTGCTCCAGCCCCTGCCGCCAAGGAAGCGCCGAAGCCAGCGGAGACGGCAGAGCCGTCATCCGATTGGAAGCCTGTAGAGGGCCTCGTCTACGGCTATCGTCCGCTCAAGAAGGACGGCAAGCCGGGTAAGAAGATACAGGTCGAGATAGCGGTCATTGACGAGGCCAACCGCAAGGTGGACGTGAAGCGCTGCGACACCAAGGCGGTCCTAAAGGGCCTTAAGTGGGACGACCTGGAGGACGCCGACGACGAGTGACCGTCCGAGCGAACCGCGCGGGTGACGGCTTGTCTCCGCTTGTCCGTCACCGGAGCAGGGACGCTCCAGCGCGGCTTTTTTGGAGTCTAGTCATGGGACTGGCCGACAGACTGCGACAAATCCTCAAGCCTCCTCCAGCGTGGACGCGGAGGCCGGAAGTTCTCCTCCTGCCGGGCATTCCGGCTCCGCTCCACGGCATGCCTCCGCGCGTGCTGTTGGGTCAGGAGTGGTGGGACAAGGAACGTCATGCGGCCTATGCCTCGACCGACTTTCATTGCATCGCCTGTGGAGTCAAGAAGTACGAGGCCAAGCGGCATCAGCACCTGGAGGGCCACGAGCTATACGACCTCGACTACGCACGAGGCCGGATGGCCTACGTGGAGACGGTGCCGCTCTGCCACTACTGCCACAGCTTCATACATCGCGGGCGGCTGTCGTGCCTCCTGGAGCAAGGGAGAGTCACAGAGGAGGAAGTCCAAGGCATAATCAAACATGCCGAGCGCGTCATCAAGGAGGCTGGCTTCACGTGGCCTCCGAAAGTCTACGACGGTCCGATAGCGGAATGGAAGCGTTGGCAACTGGTCATCTACGGCAGGAGCTACCCTACCAGGTTCAAGAATCAAGAAGCGTGGGAAGAGTGGTCGGTTGGCTTCGATTCGGAGGAGTGATGATGGGTAAGCCACAGGAGGGCGAACCGGAACCCAGGAGGTTGAGCCGCGAGGACAAGATGGGAACCTCCGAAGAGGACATGAAGGCGAGGCGTGAGATAGCTCTGGAAGTGCTGCAGGAATTGAGCGACCGGTTGTTTACGCTCACTAAAGCCGGAGGCCGCTAGTGACACGGATGATTTCACTGGACACCGAGACGACCGGCATCGACTTTCGTCATGCGGCGCGTCCCTTCTTCGTGACCGTCACCTATGAGGACGAATCGCAGAAGTGGTGGGAGTGGGAAGTGAATCCCTACGACCGTAAGCCGGTCATACCGGACGGTGACCTCGACGAGATACAACAGGAGATAGACGCTGCGGACCTCATGGTGTTGCAGAACCCGAAATTCGACATGACGGCCTTATCGTCCGTCATACAGGGCCTACGCTGGGATTGGTCCAAGGTCCGGGACACGCTCTTCGCCGGTCACATCTTGGCGACTGGCGTAGCTCACGACCTAACGTCGATGGTCATGCAGTACCTAGGCATCGACATTGCTCCTCTAGAGAAGAACCTCGAAGCTGCTTGCCAGAAGGCACGCTCCCTGGTCCGCATGCACCTAGGCGGCAGGAAGGAACGCAAGTCTAAGAAGAAGAACCAGGAGGAGATGTTTGAAGTCTCCGAGGACGCCGGACAGAAGTGGGTCATTGCCGGTGAGGACGTGCCGGGTATGCCGAGCGCCAAAGAGAAGACCTGGAAGTTTGACACGTGGCTGCCGAGGGCCGTTTGCCTTTGGGCACAGGACAAGTTGTCCAAGCACACTAGCAAGTTCCGGCTCTGGTGGGACGACTACGCTAAGGCTAATCATCCATGGCTAACGTCCCTACGCGATTACTCCAACGGCGATTCATGCGTCACGCTGCCTCTGTGGGCGGAAATGGAGAAGGAACTGGTCCGTAGGGGACTGATGAAGCTATACATGCAGCGTCTCAAGCTGCTAAAGCCTACCTATCTGTTGGAGGAGCGCGGCGTCACCATCAACTCCTACCGGGCCGAGGGTATGCAGCGTAGGTTTGCTAGAGAGTCAAGAGAGTTCGCGTCGGTCTGCACCAGAATAGCGGCCAAGCATGACTATGAACTTAAGCTGCCCGCTGGAGGCAACAACAAGTCTCTACACGATTTCGTCTTCCAGGTCCTCAAGCTGCCGGTGGTGCACATGACCGAGGGAGGAGTCGAGGCCCTCGACAAGGAATCGTTCGAGGAGTGGCAGACGACTCTTCCTCAGGGGGACCAACGCGATTTCGTCGAGGCCCTCACCGCGAAGCGGCAGAGGGACACCGGCATCAAGTACCTAGAGGACTATGGGCGGTTCTGGCATGAGACGAAGGACAGCCCTTATTGTCGGTTGCACCCAAACGTCAACCCAACGGGGACGATTACGCTCCGCAACTCCTCCAATAATCCAAACAGTCAGAACGTCGGAAAGAAGGACGGCTTCAACCTACGTCGCTGCTTCGGTCCTGCTCCAGGGCGAGAATGGTGGTCCATCGACGGCGAGAACATGGAGCTGAGGGTAGCGGCCTACGGATGCGGTGAGGAGGCGTTCATCGCCCTATTCGAGCACCCGGACGACCCTCCGCACTATGGCAGCAATCACCTGCTGTCGGCCAGCATTGTCTGGCCTGACGAGTACAATGCCTGCGTCGGCTTCCGAGAGAACGGCGAGACTTTCGTGGACGGGCGGCTCTTCAAGAAGAAGTATGCCGCGACGAAGTACGACGGCATCAAGCGTGGTGACTTCGCCCTACAATACGGGGCTGGGGCAGCGACGGTGGACAAGGCGTTCGGCACGAGTGGCTTTTGGGCCTTACAATCTAGCTTCATCAAGCAGTCGGATAAGCGTCAGGAGAAGATTGCTTTCGCTCAGAAGAACGGTTTCGTCGAGACGCTCCCTAGAAGGTCCGTCGACCCGAAGCGCGGCTACCCTATCATGGTCATACGAAACAATTTCGGACGCATCGAGCTTCCAAAGCCATACAGCTATCACATTCAGGGGACGGTGAGCGAGTGGATGGAAGGCTGCATGGTCCGCTGTGGCGACCAGCTGGAGTTCTGGCAAAACAGAGGGTTCGACGGCTTCATCACTCTAAACGTCCATGATGAGTTGGTGTTCGACTTCCCCAAGTCGAGAGTCGAACCGGAGAAGGGTGAAGACCCTAACGAGCGAAAGAGCAATCTCTGGCGGGCCTTACGGCTGGCCGAATTGATGGAAGAGGGCGGCAAGGACATGATGACCGGGATTGGGTGCGGACACGTTCCGGTTCGAGTCTCGGTCGAGTACCATCCTGACAATTGGGCAGAAGGGATACGGATGAAATGACGAAATGCATGCGACCTTCCATGACCGAGGACCGAGAGGCACACCTGTCGGAGCTGCTGCATGAGTTTGCTGCACGGTTCGACGGCAAGTACCGAAAGGGAGCGGAGCAGCACGGCGGCAAACTGTTCGACTACTCCAAGGTTGACTTAGTGGACGAGGCCCTCAACGAGACGCTTGACCTATGGGCCTATCTTGCGACTCTTAGGCACAAGTACGGAAAGAACGCGGTCAACGCTCGCTTCCCAATTCAGCTAATCAACGCCGTGGCGTCGGAAATGGCGTCGGCGGAATGTGAACACGGAAAGCTGACGGACGACAACTTCCGGGCCTGCACCATCCTGACGGAGGAAGTAGGTGAAGTGGCGAGGGCCGTTCTGGAGATAAGACGGCACAAAGGCACGGTCCAGCAGGGAGCGCCGATTATGACCCAACTCCGGGGAGCTGCCATTACTGAGTTGATTCAGGTTATCTCGACGTGCGTCCTTATGATTGAAAACCTCGACGACGAAAGGAAGTACCATGACGGCAGAGCGGATTCCGATACAGATCATCCAGGGAGCGCAGTGGGGCAGCGAGGGGAAAGGTCAAGTGGCGCATGCACTATGCCTTAAGGACCAAATCAAGTGGGTGGTGAGGACCGGCTCGATTAACGCCGGTCACAACGTCTATTTACCTGACGGCACGAAGTACGCCTTCCAGCAGATTCCGACGGGAAGCATCATCCGCGACATGAAGGTGGTGATTGGACCGGGAGCGTACGTCAATCAGCACATCATAACTGCGGAAATGGACGTGGCTGACTGCTGGCACCGGACGATTCTAGACGCCAATTGCGGCGTCCATCTGGACGAGTACACTAGCGAGGCTGCCAAGGAACAGAGGAACATCAGAATCGGTGCGACCGGCAAGGGCTGCGCGGAGGCCATAGTACACAAAATCAGGGACCGTGGACTTGAGAAACAAAAGCCTCTCCTCCTGAGGGACCGGTGGAGTGACGACGCAATGCCTACGACGGCAGACACGCCGTCGCTCCTCACCGAAGTGTACCATCGGGGCGAAGAGAAGATACAAATCGAGGGGACGCAAGGCTCCCTCCTAGACTTTCACCTAGGGCCGTATCCCTTCGTCACGTCGCGCCAGACCATCAGTTCGGCATGGGTCACGGAGGCCGGATTGAGTCCCGCCTTCGATTATGAGGTCGTACTGGTCGTCAGGACCTACCCGATACGAGTGGCCGGAAACAGTGGACCTATGTACGACGAAATCAACTGGCCAACTCTGGCCGACCGCATGAACAGGCGGCTGGCGGACGCCGGATTTGAACCGCTGGTGAATCCAAGCTCCATTCACGAGTTTGACCGTTACCGAGACGACTGCGTGAACAACATGAAACAACGCGGGCTGACGCAGAGCGAAATCAAGCTGAAGGCCGACACCGAGGCCCTGTCGCTCCTATGTCCTGAGGACCTGGAGGAAGTCAGAAAGCTGTTCGAGATGACGACGGTCACCAAGCGGCTACGGCGCATAGCGGGTCTCGACGTTATGCAGGTCAAGAAGCAGGCTAGGCTGGAAGGGGCGAAGTACATCGTTCTTACCTTCCTCAACTACGTCTTCCCGGAGCTGTACTACCGGCGAGTGCTCACCGACGAGATGCTTGAGTACGTTGCCGGTCTACAGCAGGCGTTCGAGTGTCACATCAAGTACGTGACCATCGGGCCAAAGTCTGAGGACATGGTGGAGGTCTTCGTCTGAAAAAGCGACCTTGGCTGGCTGGAGGAGGTTTAGTTGCTTTTCCTCCTATCAGCGCGGCGTCGCGTTGGCGTCGCGTCCGGCCAGCCTTTTTTGTGGGAGCAATCATGGGACTACGATGGACTGAGCAGAAGCTAAGAACCCCTCCGCGTGAGATTCTCAATCAGCTGGTGAGAGAAGGCATTGACACGCGCGAGAAGTTGAAACGTTGGGATCACTACGTTGATGGACATAAGGGACGCTCAAACAAACAGGTCAAAATCCTAGCCAGACACATCGCTGGATTCGAGATCACTGACGTGGACGAGGCGTTTGGCTTAGTTCTCCATCACGTCAGGGCGGAGATGAGGATGAACAGGTTTGAGGAGTAATCCAATGTTTGAGTCAGAACGACGTGATTTAGCGTGGGTGCCAAGACGTCGCGTACGGACAGCCTTTTCAAACATCGTCCTAAATGAGGAGAGAGGAAGAATGCCAAAGTATGACTCGCAGGGTAGGATAAGCAACTTAAACGGACGCAGCGGAGAGCAGATGGTGGAAGATTTGTTGAAACGTCTGCAGATCCCGTATAAGAAGGGAGTGCATAAGTTTCCTTCTGACTTACACCCGAAAGGGGAAAAACACGACTTTCTTCTTGACGATTGTTTGGTCCTAGAAGTTAAGACTTACGGCCCTCCTGAAAAGTCCCTGGATGAGTTAGAGCCTTATGAACGTAAGAACATAAACGGAACCATCTGGCGCCGTCTTTCTTAGTGTTAGTAGGCCCCGGATTTGAGACCATAAAGGACGTTGTGACTTATTGGAAAGGATGCGTGGCTGGCTCTCGCTCGACTGTAATAGAGTTCAAAGAGTTGGAGGTGTATCTTGAGAATTGGTGGGAATCAAAGAAACGACGATAGGAGTCCTACCGACTTGTACCCCACCGACGAAAGGTGGACCGAAGCGCTGTTGCGCCGCGTGAAGTTCAGGGGTGAGATTTGGGAATGTGCGGCTGGCGAGGGGGACATGGCTAAAGTCCTACGGCGAGGCGGATACAAAGTGCGGGAGACTGACATACTGACGGACGGGACCGACTTCCTAACTCAGTCTACTGCATGGAAAGGCTCCATCGTAACCAACCCTCCGTATTCTCTGGCCGACGAGTTCATCCATCGTGCCATACGGTTAGCGAGCGAGCAGGTTGCCATGCTTCTGCCGATTGGGTCTTTGGGGGGACAGAGGCGGTACAAGTCGTTGTGGGGCATACGCCCACCTTGTTTAGTAATCTCGGTAGTGGATCGAATGCCGATGGTTAGAGGAGGTCATAGCCAGTTCAATCACGTTTGGTGCGTATGGGACGTTTTGAAACTTGCGTCTGCAACGACCTTAATTTGGGAAAAGGCGTGAAGGGGACTCAGACTCTTATAGGAGGACGTATGTTCGAAAGTGAGCGTAGAGATTTGGCGTGGGTGCCAAGGTGGGCCATCATGCGGGTGCATCACCGGCAGAGCGTTGCCGAACACTCGTACTTCGTGGCCTCTTATAGCCTAGGCATCGCCGACTTCATCGACTGGAAGGGCAACCGTGAGGACCTCGTACGGTTCGCTCTCCGCCACGATGAGGACGAGGCCATCACTGGCGACATACCAGGACCGGTGAAGAGGCTGGGTGAGTTGGACTACGGAAAGCTGGATGAAGTGACCGACCAAATCTTCGAACAGACGACTCCCATCGAGGACGCGGAACAGGTCGTGGCCATCGCGCAAGTTGCCGGACTTCTCGACGAGTGCCTCTATCTCGCCGGAGAGATGAACATGGGAAACCGGCACGTCGGCATGGTGTTCATCAACAGTAAGGTGCTGCTGATGAGGGCCATTGACGGACTACCGACGACCATGGAGGGCAAGCAGAAGTTGGCTGGATTCCTCAGAGACATCATTGACTCGGAGACGAATGCGGTCAAGAGCAATGAGGGCTTTAACGGGGTGTGACATGCCGAAGATTGAACAGGACGAACCGGAAGTCCTGCGACCATACCAGTTCCACGGGGTCAACGTCGATCCCGCGCGGAACGGAGACGAGGCGTATGGGGACTGTCCCTTCTGTGGCCGGGAGCGGAAGTGGTCAGTCAACGTGAAGACGGACCAGTGGCAATGCAAGGTCTGTGCTGAGGGGACGGACAGGGGCGGGGGCAACCTGCGGGTCTTCCTGAGGCACCTATGGAAGCTGTCCGACGAAGGGACCAACGGGGCGACGAACGTTCTGGCGGAGGAACGAAAGCTGCTCTTCCCGGACACGCTGACGCATTGGGGAGTCTGTCAGTCGGCCCTCGACAACACGTGGCTCGTTCCAGGATGGAGCATCGACGGCCAGCTGAACCAGCTGTACAAATACGCTCGCGGCATCAACGGCAAGATGACGCTCTTTCCCACTCCGACCCTAGGTCATCAGCTGCATGGAGTCAACCTATTCAACAAGAGCGCGGACACAATCTACCTTTGCGAAGGTCCGTGGGACGGCATGGCTCTATGGGAGGTCCTCAGACAGACCAAGGCGGGCGAGGGCGGCTATCTCCTGACGGGAAATCCTGAGGCTAGCCTGCTGGCGAACGCAAACGTATTGGCGGTTCCAGGATGCGGCGTCTTCAATGAGGCATGGCTGCCGCTGTTCGGCGACAAGCGGGTGGTCATCATGTACGACAGCGACCATCCGAGGCCGCACCCGAAGACCGGCGCGATGCAGGAACCCGTCGGCTTCTACCACCTAAAGCGGATAGTAGGCGTCATCCTGGCGAAGGCCGAGGCGAGTCCCAAGGAACTGCTCTACCTGAAATGGGGACCGGACGGCTACGACCCGAAGATGCCGAGCGGCTACGACGTTCGCGATGCCCTGTGCGTCGGCCCAGCATCGGCGAGGGTTGCCGCGTTCGCTGCCTTGGTGGACAGGATTACGCCGGTGCCGGTCGAGTGGTCGTCAGGAGAGAGGTCCGGCGTCAGCAAGAATGGACAGCCGGAGATTGAGTGCCTGCCGTGCGACGACTGGAAGGAGTTGGTCAACGAGTGGAGGAAGGCCATGGACTGGACCGAGGGCCTCGACCGTGCCTTCTCGGTGATGCTAGCGTCAGTCATGAGCGTCCCCCTGCCGGGTGACCCGATTTGGTGCAAAATCATGGGGCCTCCGTCGTGCGGCAAGTCCACGCTGTGCGAGGCCCTAGCGGTCAACAAGAAGCGGGTCAAGGCCAACAGCACGATGCGCGGCTTCCACTCAGGACACAAGACCGACGGCGACGGTAAGGAAGACCATTCGCTGCTGTTGCACCTGTTCAACAAGGCCCTCGTGACCAAGGACGGCGACACCGTGCTCAAGCTGCCGAACAAGTCGCAAATCTTCTCGGAGGCGCGCGACATCTACGACGGATGCAGCCGGGTGCACTACCGGCATGGAATCCACCGCGACTATGAAGGCATCAAGATGATATGGATTCTGTGCGGAACGGCGGCGCTGCGTGAGGTTGACTCGTCCGAGCTAGGTGGACGATTCATCGACTGCGTAATCATGGAGGGCATCGATGAGGAACTGGAGGACCGAATCGCCTGGCGCGTGGCCAACCGGTCCATAAGGAACCTAAAGATTGAGGACGACCGGAGGCTGCCGTCGCTCGACGAGGACCTGCTAAAGGCCATGCAGAAGACCGGCGGCTACATCGAGCACTTGATTCTGAACGCCAAAGCCATGATGCGGGCCATCGAGATGGCTCCGGAGCACGTGCGGACCTGCACCAAGTTCGCTCGTTTCATCGCCTACATGCGGGCTAGGCCCAGCATCCATCAGGAAGAGAGCGTCGAGCGAGAGGCTAGCTATCGTCTGACCGCACAGATGAGCCGTCTGGCGATGTGCCTAGCCGCCGTGCTGTCTAAGGATGAGGTTGACGACGAAGTGATGCGACGGGTCAAGCGCGTGGCCCTAGACACTTCGCGCGGCCGCGTGTTGGAAGTGGCCAAGCAGATGTACGCGGCTGGGGAGGAGGGCATCGAGGCACGGACGCTTGCGGTCTTGACCAACGAGACGGACGACAAGCAGAGGCCGCTGTTGCGTTACCTGAGGAGAATCGAAATGGTCGAGGCGTATGTCGCCAAGACAATCATGAACTCAAGGCCGCGCTGGCGTCTGACGGAAAAGGTGACTAAGCTCTATTCGGAGGTCATAAGCGATGATTAACGGAGTGCGTGAGGGTGCGACCTACGTCTACGCGAGAGGCTTTCCCTCGAACTGCATAGGCTCTCTCTACAAGGCCCACCGGTTCATTATGGACGTGCCAGCGTACCAACAGAAGGTGCTGGTCGAGGCCCTGAATGGACCGGACAAAGGGCTGTGGTTCACGTGCAGCCTAGCCAACTTCACAGCGAGGTACGAACTTCATGCCACAGATACCGGACGACTACCGGCTGAAACGGGCATTGACCCAGGTCATGAGGCGTCTGGGGGTGATAAACAACTACCCGGAGCCGGAAACGGAAGAGCTGCTACTTAAGGTCGAGCACTGGATCAAAATCGACGACGAGCGTTGGCGCAGCAGCTGGATGCATCGCTCGATTCCTGAACTGGATAACGACATACCCTTCTGAGGAAGACATGACGGCCACGAAGACCGAACTGCGGCTAGTGCCTCATACCGAGATTCCAGGAGCGCTGGCTGTTGAACTTTGGTACGGAGGCACGTTCATCGGCACCGTAGTCGGCGCTGACTGCCCAGGAGTACGAGTCATCAGCAAGAACTCTCTGTACCCACAAGCGCTAGTCACCTTGCCAGCGCCTACCGAAACCGGCGTCATCAACATGTGCCAAGTCAGAATCGCCCTGTGAGGAGGAACCCATGCCGTTCTCTGAACCGCTGCCGTCGAGCGAGGAGATTTGCGAGGCCCTGGTCCGCCATACGGAAATGAGCGGGTCAGAGGTCTTCGAGAAGACGTTCGTCAAAGGACCACCGGACGACGTGAAGGTCTGCTGCGTGGTTTTCTGCATGATAGGGGACAACGCCGGACGCTTCCAGTCGTGCGTTCATGGCTGGCTGGCCGAGAACGGCTTCAAACTTGACCTAGGGACTCCTGACGATGCCGAGAATTGACGACCAGTTCGAGGGCTACGCGGTCCACCACGGCGACTGCATGGCGCTGTTGCCCTGTCTAGTGAAGGCACGGCTCATCTTCGCCGACCCGCCCTACAATCAGGGCATCGACTACGGCGAGGGCGACCACGCGGACATGGTGCCGGTCTGGGAGTACAGGCAATGGACCGAGGATTGGGTCAGCCTATGCGCGCGGCAGCTTGAGCCGGACGGCTCCCTGTGGATTCTGACCAGCGACGAGAACGCGGCCCATACCCATCTGGCGATGGAAAAGGCTGGCCTGCACTTTCGCAACTGGATCAAGTGGTACGAGACGTTCGGCGTCAACTGCATCGGCAAGTTCAACCGCACGTCGCGCCATCTGCTCTACTTCTGCAAGAGCGCGAGGCACAGGGTCTTCAACGCTGACAGTCCGCACGTACGGAGGCCGAGCGACCGGCAGACCCTCTACAACGACAAGAGGGCGAACCCGAACGGCAAGCTGCTGGACGACGTATGGACGCACATACCCCGGCTGGCCGGTACGCACGCTGAGCGAATAGAGGGCTTTCCGACCCAATTGCCTGAGGCCCTCCTGACGCCTATAATCGCGGTTGCGACTGAGGCAGACGATGTGGTAATCGACCCGTTCACCGGCAGCGGCACGACCGGGGCGGTCTGCGTGCGAATGGGGCGGCGCTTCATCGGCATCGAGAAGAACCTGGACTACGTGCGGATAGCGCGAGCGCGGCTGGCCGCTACTGGAGGATGATGGCATGAAGAAGAGGCAACTGCGAGCCATGCAGGCGCTGTTTGACCTGTATGATGCCGTCGGCGATCAAATGTCGGCAGCGGACCTACGCGAAGTGATCAACGCTTCCGTCAAGGAGGGCCGAGGAGGACTGGCTCTCTGTCTGGGTCTAGCGGTCCTTGCGCTGGGGAGCGAAGGCGTCGGCATCGTCCTGGAGATGATAGGCAAGACGATACGCGATCAGGAGGATTGACGGCATGAAGCGCAAGAAGCATACGACGGTCGTAATCGACGCCGAACTATGGGCGGCAGCGCGCTTGGCGTCCACGAGGCGAGGCACGTCGATCAAGGAACTGGTCGAGCGGTTCATCGAGCAGGACTGTGGGCGGGAGCTGGCCGAGCTTCGGCAAACCCAAGCCGCGCGCAAGCCGACCGACTCACTTTAAGAGATATGGGGTGGTAGGGGGGGTGGGGCTTGGCTTAGCTCTATTTTCGGAGTTAGACCTCCATTCTACCGGGGTGGGGTCGTCGTCGCAAGTACCGGGAGGGCGCGAGACATGCCGAGATTTGGCGAGTGCGGAAATCGCGAGGATTCGCCCATCATTACAGGAGCCGTCAGCCCTGCGTCACTCTACCCTGGCTGCCCAGCTGCTGGGGTGTTGTACGCAGACCCACCGTGGCCGGAGGACAAGTCATTCCTGCCGAACACGCATGGAGGACCGAAGGCATACGCCAACACGCAGTACCGTTTACTTTCACTCAGGGAGCTGTCGGCCTTCGCTCTTCCGCCCATCCAGGAGCATTGCTTCCTGTTCTTATGGACTCCGTTCAGGAAGCTTGAGGATGCCGTCAAGCTGTGTAACGATTGGGGGTTCACCTACGCTCGTAACGGCATCGTCTGGGTAAAGACGGACCTGGACGTAACTAAGCCGGTGAGAGGGCTGGGGCACAGGTTCTTGACTTGCCACGAGCTGTGTCTACTTGGCGTCAGGGGACGACCGGTCCAAAAGGTGAAGAACCAAAAGTCGGTGCTCATGGCACCCAGGACGCGGCACTCGCAAAAGCCGGAAGTCATGTACGAGGTCATCGAGCGTTACGCCGACGGACCGTACGTCGAGCTGTTCGCTCGCAGGAGGCGGCAAGGCTGGCATTGTTACGGCGATTCGCCAGGGTTCAACTCAGGAGGTTGACGGCATGGGCTATGACTACATTCACTCGGTCTACTTCGTCGGCAACGGCCTGGACGCTGACTGGATGGGCCGAATGGTGAGAGACAAGGGACAATGGCGGTTTGAGTACCGGTTCAGGTACTATAAGGACGACAAGGCTTTCGACTCTAAGGACGTGAAGAACTGGTACGCATTCGCTGCCAAGGAACCCGGCGACGAAGGAGCAATCAATCTGTTAGAGGGATTGAAGAAGATCATGCTGCCGCTGTTGGAGGTAAAATTCAGAAGCAAGATGGACGTAGTGATGCTGGAGTGTTCCACCAGCGACCCGAAAGTGTTGTTCGAGCTAGGGTCTAGGCCGTGGGCCAACGTGAAGCGTCTGTCCAAAGAAGAATTCGAGGGCTTGAGCGATGAACGGAAGACGTAGCTTCCCGGTGGGCGGCGACTTTGTACGTATGCTGCCGGATTACGCCAACGAGAACCGTAGCACGGTCGATGAGGACTCGTTTGGTAGAGTGGTGGGCGAGATGGAGTATGAGGGCCACAAAGTGGTCCGCGTCCATCTGGCGTGTCCGTGCATGGTCAAGGTGAACCTAGAGGGTTTCACTCAGGTAGTAGGCTGGTTCACTCAGAGAGTCAAGCGCATGACGCTTGGAGAGGTCCGGGCCTGGACCAAGTACCATGCAGCCAAGTGCCGTTTGGGTTTCACTCAGGGAAGCAACGGCATACGGATTTTCAACCAAGGAGAGACACCAAGTAGTCCAGGTGCTTAAGGAGCTAAGAAGATAGTGGTCATGGCTGAATTGAGACGAGTCGGCACGGCCATTGACTCAACGTTGCCAGCGCGGTAGAATCGAGGGCGGGAAACCGAGTCCGTAAAACTCTAATCAACCGTACCACCATGGCAAGAAGTAGCACTACAAAGAAAAAAGGTGAGAGGGTAGCTGACGGAAATCTGTACCGACGGATGACCAAGAATGGACGGCTGACCGAAAAGCAGGAAGTGTTCGTCCGAGAGTATGTTGCGACCGGCCTAGCGAAGGAATCGGCTCTAAAGGCTGGCGTGCCGCTCAAGTCTGCATCGAAGCTGGCGACGCTCTGGCTCAATGAGGCACGCTATCCGGTCGTCGTGCAGGCGGTCCGTCATGGCAAGCAGGACCTAGCCATCAAAGCCGGTATAACTGGCAAACGCATCCTCGACGAACTGGCCCGCGTCGGCTTCTTCGACCCTAGACAACTGTTCGACGAGAACGACCAGCTTCTGCCGGTCACCCAGCTGCCGGAACACGTCGCACGAGTGATAAAGAAAGTGAGGCTGTCGCAGCGGATAGGTAGAGACGAAGACGGTGAAGTCATTCGTGTGAAGGTGACGGAAATCGAGCTATGGTCCAAGCTGGACGCGCTCAAGCAGCTGGCCCAACACCTAGGCTTGCTAAAGGGCGACACCACGAACCTGAACATCATCAACATCGAGTGGGACAAACTGCTCGAACTGCAACAGACCACGTACGTAGACCCAATCGAGGCCAAAATCGAGTCGGTCAAGGCCCTACCACCACCCACGACCAACGGAGAGCAACATGTCGAGCGAACGAGTGACAACGGAGAGGCTGCAGGAGAAGCTGAATGAGGCCATCGAGTCCGGCCATCGCAACATGCTTCGCCGGGCTGCCGAGGACCTAGGCCATCGTCTGGCCGAGAACGAGAAGGCTAAAGAGGCCGTACAGTTCACTCAGGACGACGCCGCGAAGATGGTAAGCGCGCTTGAGAGCGACCAAAGTCCCAGCGCGCCGGAATGTGCCGAGGACCTATTCACGGAGCCGGGTGGACAGATGAGCACCAACCCGAAGGTAGTCAAGAACGCATGGGAACGGCGAAATCGAGAGGAGGTGCAGTTGCATTTGGCGAGGCTTAATGCGGCGCTGATGATAATCAACTGTGAGGATGAAGACGGCGAGGCCACGCGAGATTCGGAACACTACAAGGCAGCGTCGGCCTTCCTAGCTCGTGAGTTGGCGTAATGACGACGATTCCGGCCATCGCAGACCCTATCGAACTGGCTAGGCTGCTATGGCCGGATGTAAGCTTCTATCGCGAACAGCAGCAGATCATCCGCTCAATCTGGAAAGACGACGAGACGTACGTAGTCGCGGCGAACGAAATGGGCAAGGACTACGTTGCCGGTCGAGTCGCCCTTCTCTTCTTCATCACTCGCCATCCATGCCGGGTCGTCACCACGTCGGCCAAGGACGACCATTTGCGCGTGCTGTGGGCCGAAATCTACAACGCGATACAGACGTGCCGATACCCGCTCGACCGGCGCAAGGGCGGTCCGCTGCTCATCCATCACCAGGACATTCGCAAATACAGTAGATTCGCCCGCTGTCCGATCTCGTACATGATTGGCATGGTTGCGAACCAAGACAGCATCGCGGCGATGCAGGGTCACCACGTGGCCCAGACGGGCGACGGCATCCCTCGAACCCTCTTCATTTCCGATGAGTCGTCGTCCGTTCCTCAGGCGTACTTCACCATGGCGCGCACATGGGCTAAGAGGATGTTCGTCTTCGGCAATGCGTGGCCGTGCAACAACGACTTCAAGTGGGCCTTCAAGGGCAACCCGGCGACGAACAAGCCGGGCGGCGATAGGCCGAATCCGGACAAGCCGGGCAGCAACTATCGGACGACCATACGCATTAAGGCTGAACAATCGCCGAATGTCAGGTACGCGCAGGCTCAATTGCAGCGCGGGTTGAAGCCGACCGGCGAGCAAATCATCCCAGGGGTAAAGAGCTGGTACGATTACGTGAAGGACCGTCGCGAGTGGGATGTGATTCAACAATGCGTGAGCCTCGACGCCGACTTCTACGAGGGTGCCGACGTGCTCATGTTTCCGGCAGAGTGGCTCAACGCTGCCGAGGCGAGGGCGGTGGCGCTCATCGGAAAGCCACGAATCGCGAAGGCCATCGGCTGTGACCCAGCGGAGGGCGGCGACAAGACGACCATGGCGGCAGTCGACGAATTTGGCCTCATCGAGCTGGTTAGCAAGAAGACCCCTGACACCGCGATGATTCCACGCGAGTTGATTGCCTTTGGCCGGAAGCACGGCGTCCCTCCCATCAGGTGGATGCTGGACCGGGGCGGTGGAGGCAAGCAGCACGCAGACCAGCTGAGGTCACAAGGCTACCCGGTGAAGACCGTGGCGTTTGGCGAGGGAATCAGCCTCGACCCTCGTCGCGGTTTACAGATGGTCGAGTGGCGGATGGACACTAAGGAAGAGAAGTACGCCTATTTCAATCGCAGGAGCGAGATGTACGGCGACTTGCGGCTGTTTCTCAACCCAGGAAGACAGGACGCCAACGGCAACAACTTACCTGTTTGGGCGATTCCGGCGCACTACGTCGAACTGAGGCGGCAATTGTCGCCCATCCCTCTCACCTATGACCGTGAGGGCAGGCTCAAGTTGCTGTCTAAGAATCGGGTTGGGCAGTCCAAGGAACGAACGCTCATCGACTTGATTGGGTGCTCACCTGATGAGGCCGACGCCGTGGTTGTGGCGATTCACTGTATGCTGCGTAAGCGAATTAAGACGAAAGCCGGGTCGATTCGTAGTCATTGACGGCGCGCGGGCTGTCGAGTAAAATGGGCCGATGAGCCTGGATTCATCGACTCGGCGCGGGGCTGGCTCACGTCTAACTTTCCACTAGTGACAGGCCAGCTTCGCGTCGTTCCTTACCTTGGTGGACCATGAACACAGAAAAGCTGTTTTTCATTCTGCTAGGCATCTTCTTGGTGTTGTTCGGCTTGTTTGCCGTCACGAACTTCGAGATAGCATGGGGACGCTACCTTGAGGGTTTCGCAGCTTTGATTGCTGGCATCATGTGTTTTGTCCGTCTCTACAAATGAGGAGAAAAGGAAAATGAAGGCTCTGCTGTTGGCTCTCGCTCTGGTTGCTGGAAGCGACACCGCACCGTCCGCTCTGTTGTCTCTACCAGGGACCATCAAGGGGAGTCCTGGTTCGTTCATCGTCATCAAGGCCGAGACTAACTGCAAAAGTGTGCGTTTCGTCATCATCGATGAGGGCCTCAACCTGCTGCCCGCCGAGGAGCTGGCCGACAAGACTCATGCCGTGGTGTCTGGGCCGACCGGCACTTATCGCGTTCTAGCCTATGGAGCGCTGGGTGATGCGGTCACAGACCCTGTGGTAGTTACGGTCGTCATTGGAGCAGCGGTTGCGAAGTCTGAACCTAGGCAAACGTTGGCGGAGCAAGTGCAAGCGGCCTATGCTGCTGACCAGGACGGGGACAAGACGGCCAGCGTGGCGTTCATGGCGGAAGTCTACAAGCAAATGGCGACGGCGATTCAGAAGCCTACCATCAAGACCTCTACCGACGCTCGCAAGACGTTGGACAAGGCCCTATCTGACCTACCGGCGTCCAAGGTAGCGAAGGTACAGGCGCTGATTGCGGCGGAAGAGGACAGGCACTATCCGGCTCAGCCGGTGACGTTGACTCAAGCGGATCGTGACTTGTTGGCTAGAGCGTTCGCCCAAACGTCCGAACTACTTGGAGGATTGAAATGATGAAACGGTCGATGTTGACCCTAGTCGCCCTAGTTTGCTTGAGCGGTTATGCGACAGCCGGGCCACGGGCGGAAGCGAGAGCCAGAGCAGCTATCGCGTTCGCCACGATGGACCTGGAGCGGGTTGAGCATAGCTACTCATGGGTTCACGGCAGCAGTCGTGAGCAAGTCCATCTGTTCGACGGCGACAAGCAGATAGGCACTTATCGCTACGACCTCAAGACCTATCATCCGCTGAATGGGGACCAGTGGGCCGACGCTAGCGATTGTCCAGTGGCGACGGTGCCGGAGCAGAGAGCGCAGGAAGTCCAGACGGTCGAGGCGGCACCGACCAACAACGGACTGCCGGACGCGCTCGACGAGGTTAACGCCAACCGAGCTAGACGTGGGCTGCGTCCCTTCATCCGGGATGACGCTTTGACCTCAGCGGCTCAAGGGGCGGCGGAGTATCGGGCTTCTCATGGCATCGTCGGTCACACTCGCAACGACTTTGGGTTCGTGCCTAGCGGCTCATCGGCGAGGGCGGCTGGCTGTGGAGCGTGGCCGGTGGGAAGCGGCTGGGGAACGTGTTGCACCTACGAGAACTGGACTTACGCCGGTGCATCCTACTCCATCAGGGGCAACACTCGTTACATGCACCTGTTCGTTCGCTAAACTTTACTTCGCCCATCAACAAGGAGAGTCGTCAATGCGTTGTTTCTTTCGCCTCTCGCTGGTTGCAGTCGGCATCGTTGGCCTAATGGCCGTTGGCAACTTCGTACTTGGTCAGGAAATCGCCCCACGTCCGGTCGAGCAAGTGATTCAGCAGGCAGCCCCGGTGTGCGTAGGGACGCCTCTCAACGTGCCGGTTCCGGTCCGCGTCCACGTCATTCCGCAAGTTAGCGTCACGCAATCGGCGGGATGCATCGGCACGCGGTCCACCGTCCAGCAATCGACGGGCTGCATAGGCACCCATACCTTCTCGATACCGGTGCCTATTCACGTCAACATCGTGCCTCAAGTGAGCACGGCGGTGCAATCCGCTAACGTGTGTCCGCAGCAGACGCAGGTGCGTGACATGCCGAGGACCATCATTCAGCAGATTCCGCAGACCATAGTTCAGCAGGCTCCCATCCTAACGCAGTCTGCTCCTCTGACCCTTGCGCCAGTCTGCCCTAGTTGCGACAATGGCCGTCGCTCTCCAACTCTGTCGCTCAACTTGGGCGGCAGGGGCATCCTGTCCCACTTGTTGGGCAGTCATCATCGTCGGGTGACTCGCGACCGTGGACGTGACCGCGACGGCGGGAACAACGGCGTCATCTGCGACGGTCAAGGTCAGTGCGACTATGGCGATTAGGAAGCAAGGACCTGCCCTTGGACGGGAGCCAGGTTTCTTGTAGCAACCCTCTCGTGGCGGTCCCCCTCATTCCGTCGCGAGAGGGCCTTTTCCCCAAAGGTGCGACTATGGCGACTCAGAACGGGAAGCCTAAAGACCGCAAGGTGAACCGTCACCTTCTTAATTCGGTGACCGGCAATGACACGTTGATGTCGAGACAGTTCTTCCGCCAGCTGCTCGACCCTCGACGCAACATCAACGACGAGTGCGGCTACCCGAACGACGACGTGGCCGTTCCCATCGAGATTTTCAAGAGGCTGTATGACCGTGATGCCGTGGCCAATCGCGTCGTCCAGGTTCTACCAAAGGAATGCTGGCAGGCTCTGCCTGAGGTCGTCGAGGACGACGACGTTGATACGGACACCGAATTTGAGAAGGCATGGGACGAGCTAGGCAAGTCCATCAGCACCCAGGGCAACAGTTGGCACGAAGACCCTAACAACACGATCTGGTCACATCTGATTCGGGCCGACATTCTGTCTGGAATCGGTGGGTTCGGCGCAATTCTGCTAGGCATCGACGACGGGCTGCCGCTCGACTTGCCGGTCCAGGGCATGCTCGTTCAGAACACCAACGGCACCGCTTTCGGCGACTCGCCTCTCACACAGAAGGAAGCGGACGAAATCACGAAGAACCTGGCGGAGCCGCGCAAGTTCAAGGACCTGAACGGCAAAGAGATTACGGTCAATCGAGAGGTCAACGACGGCGAGAAGAAGGTCCTCAATCGTCTAGTCGAGGAGGGAAAGCAAGCCGAGGAAAAGGAACGAAGGCGGCGAACGACCGAGAATGCACAGGTTGACGCGCTGGTGAACCCAATCCTTCGCGACTATCCTGACAACGCCGAAATCATGTCGAGCTACACCGGTTCAGGAGGCTATCGCGACCCGAACTTGGGCATGGGTTACATCCCAGGGGCGATGGGAACTGACCAGCAATACTTCGGCGTCCAGTTCGGCCCTCCTGAGGTCCTAGAGGACGACCCGGCAGAACCAGGAGCGGAGTTGCTCTTCCTCAGGGTGTTCGACGAGTCTCTGCTGCAAATCGTCCGCTACGAGTGGAACATACGTAGTCCTCGATTCGGCATGCCGATTATGTACCGGGTGACGCTGAACGACCCGCGCGAGTATCACTCAGGCATCGGCCTCCCGCTGGCTACGGTCTTCGTTCACTGGACGCGGATGGTGCATGTAGCCGACAACCTGCAGTCGTCCGAAATCTTCGGCGTCCCCAGGATGCGGCCAGTGCTCAACCGGCTGCTCGACTTGGAGAAGCTGTATTCAGGCTCCGCCGAGATGTACTGGCGTGGAGCGTTTCCTGGATTGTCGCTGGAGACGCACCCGCAGCTTGGCGGCGAGGTTGACGTAGACATCCAGCAGACGAAGGACGACCTCGAACAGTACATGAACACGCTGCAGCGCTACCTCATCACCAGCGGCATGACGGCGAAGACGCTAGCGCCGACGGTCGTTGACCCATCCGGACAGATCGAGGTACAGCTGGAGGCCCTGTGCATCGAGATTGGGATACCGATTCGCGTCTTCAAGGGCAGCGAGCGTGGTGAATTAGCGAGCAGTCAGGACGACGCCAGTTGGAACGACCGGCTGCGCTTCCGGCAGAACACCTACATCACGCCTAGGGTCATTGCGCCATTCATCGACCGACTCATCCAGATAGGCATCCTGCCAGCGCCGAAGCAGTACAAGGTCATCTGGCCTGACCTCGACAGCCTAACGGACAAGGACAAGGCGGAAATCGGCCTCCAGACGACGCAGGCTCTGTCGGCTTACGTGCAGGGCGGAGTCGAGGCCATAATGCCGGTGAAGGACTACTACACGCGCGTCCTAGACATGACCGACGACGAGGCCGAGGAAATCATCGACGAGGCCAAGGACAACGAGGACACCATGAGCGTTCCGCCAGCTGGCGAGGAGGGCCATCCGGGGACTCCTCCTCCACCGAAGCCAGCGCCCATCATCGCGGCACCCGGCGCTGCCGCTGGCGGGGCGGGAGCAGCTGGCGGCAAGGCTTCACTGGCGGGAGCGGCAGCGGCACCAGCGGCACCGGGAGCACCGTTTAAGACCAAGGCAGCACCACCGGCTGCCGGTAAATAAGGGGAGACCATAATGAGCAAGCAAACGGCGGCGACTCCTCCGGCCATCGACGCGACTGAATTGCAGTCTCGGCTGGACTCGGCCATGCAGACCGTTCAAACGCTGCAAGTCAAGCTGGACGCTGCCTTGCAAAAGAACCAGGACGACGCGGCAGCGTTCGTCAAGGAACTAGGCGAGAAGGAAGCTGAGTTCGCCAAGACCATCCGCTTGCTCAAAGCGGACCATGAAGTCGCCCTTTTGACCGTCAAGCAAGAGATGGAAGTGGACCGGCTCGTTCAACAGCACCTGGCGCACCGCAAGTCGATCCAGGATGCGGCGGCGCAAGTTCACCAAGAGCTAGAGGGCTAGACCGATGGATCAGCAAATCAAAAAGGCGACAACCAGTAAGCGCATTTTCATCGCGCTGAAAGATTCGTCGGTCACGACCGGCGCGTTCAAGACCGGCGTGACGACCTCCATGTTGGTCGTCTCCTACACCCGCGAGGACGACGGCAACGCCGGGGCGACTATTATCGCTCTCTCGGCTGGCACTCGCGGAACTTGGTCGAGCGGCGGCTTCGTCGAGAAAGATTCCGTCAACGACAAGGGCACCTACGAACTCGGCTTGCCCAACGCCGCTCTCAACAGCGGCTCGAACCGCGTCATCATCAACATCCAAGACGCGGCCAGCAACAACATCCAGCCGCTCAAGTTCGCCATCCAGTTGACCGACTACGACCCCTACGATGCGGTGCGTATGGGCATGTCGGCTCTGCCGAATGCGGCGGCGGGCGCTGCCAACGGCTTGCAGATCAACGGAGCCAACACCGGGCCGGTTTCCTGGTCTGGCGGTTGGACCATCAGCAACGCTGGCGGCGACGCTCTGGCTCTCACTTCGTCGGGCAACAACGGCAGCGGCTTCAACGCGCTCGGCAACGGCAGCGGGCCGGGAATGAAAACGACGGGCGGCGGCACCGCTGGCGCAATAGGTCTGCTGGCCAACGGCGGCGCGGCTGGCGGCGCTGGCGCACAGTTTGCGGCTGGTCCGACTGCTTCCGCTATGGGATTAAGATGCGTAGGCACCAGTGGCGGTCACGGCATCCAAGCTGTCGCGGGCACTGGCGGCGGCGGCTCTCACGGCATCTTCGCTCAAGGCTCGACCGCTGGCGGCGGTCAAGGCATTCGCGCCGACGCCAACGGTGGTTCAAACATTGGCACCGGCTTCTTGGGGATCGGCAGCGGCAGCGGCGCTGGCATCCAAGCTCAGGGCGGCACCACCGGCGTAGGCGCATCCATTCTTGGCGGCAGCACCAGCGGCGATGCGTGCGACATGACGGCAGTGAGCGGCGTCAGCTTGTTCCTGCAAACGAGCAACGGCTATGCTTGTCGCCTCAACTCACTGGCTGGCGGCACTGGCCTTCTCGCTCAATCCACCGTTCAATTCCCGGTTATCAGCCTCGCCAACAGCGGCAGCGGCCCTGGCATTCGTTGCAACGGCGGTCCTACCGGCAACGGCGCTGAGTTCAACGGTGGCTCCACTTCGGGCGACGGCTTGAAAGTCACTGGCGGCGCTGGCACCGGCATCGGTTTCCACGCCATCGGCGGCACGGCGGGAGGCGCGGGCGTTCGCTTCGAGGGAGCAGTCAACGGTAACGGTTTGGAGCTGGTTCACGCGGGCACTGGTCAGGACTTACTTTGCGTCTATGTCGCGGCCAACGGCTTTCCGACCAACTTCCCGATAATGCAAGTTGACGATTCCGGTTTCGTCTCGGTAGTTGGCAGCAGCGGCGGTCAAGGAGTCCAGCAATCGTGGAAGTTTGTCGCGCAGACGACCAGCGGCGATCCCGGCAACGGCAAATTCAAGTTCAACGACCCGACGGCGCTGGGGACCACGCAGATTTACATTAGCCGTCTGACTGTCGGCAACAGCGATTTCTCCAACTACTTCCGCGCTTTCAACGCGGGCGACACCATCACCGTTCAAATAACCAACGACGCGAGCAGTTGGGTCAAATTCACCATGACGACTGCCCCACAGGACCAAGGCGGCTGGTGGATTCTCAACGTGACTGCTACCAGTGCCAACGGCGTACTGCCGTCCGGGAATACGTCATGCGACTTCTTCTTCAAGCAGATAAGCAGCGTCATCGACCCGACGTGGACTACGCCGATGGGCGAGAGCTATCCGGTGCCGCACGCTCAGCCGACGCCGATACAGGCTCTCTACGAGATTCTGAGTTCCATCGAAGAGTTAGGCATCGTCGGAACCAACATGACCACCTATCAGCGGGATGGAGTCACTCCCGCGATGGTCTTTGCCCTCGACGATGCGAGCAATCCGACCATGAGGCATCGGGTGAGCTAATGCCCATCAAGGACCTAATGACGCCGGGCATCGGCTTTCATCCCGGCTCCGTCAAGTTCACCATCACGCGCGGTCTAGGAAAGTCCCGCGCTCCGGTTGGCCCGGAGATAGACGACTGTTTGGACTTCAAAACCATCGAGGACGACCTTAATTTCAGCGGCGTCATCGAGGACGACCTACAGTTCGTGGAGGGAGGCGGAGGATGTCCACCAGCTGTTGCACTAGCGGTTTGGAGCGGCCAGCTGTAGGCTCGACCCCGCTCTTTAAAGCCGTGGTCAAAAAGGACGGCGTGCCGTGGGATTTGACTGGCGGCAGCGCTACTCTGTTTCTGCAAGACCCCAACGGCGTCGTCACGTCGAACGTTGGGACGATAGCTACCAACGTGGCCACATTCCAGGCGACGAGCACGACCCTCGACGAGTCGGGAGATTGGGTTCGACAGTGGAAGCTGGTAGACGCATTAGGAACGGTCGAGTACCAGGAGGAGACTAGCTTCTCGGTGATGGAGGTCCTAGGATGAGCGGACTAGTCGTCAACCCGTTCGTCAGCGAGGCCCAGCGCCGAGCGTGCTATGCCAAGGGCGACCCAAGCTGGGATTGCAAAGAATGGGAGAAGAAGACCACGAAGAAGCTGCCGGAGCGGAAAAAGTCCCGGCTGGTAAAGAATCGCCGCATCTTCCTCAAAAAGCGGCCACGTGGACGGGAGAAGGCCAAGCCGAAAGGACCGTCGGTCAAGCTGCTGAGGATAGACCCGACGAGGACCATCACCCTAAGGCGACATTTCGTCGTTCAACTCAGGAAGCAATTCGCGCATCTCAAGGGACAGATAGTGAAGCTGGTCCTGCACGACGACGCTTTCGGCCTCAAGGACAAAGAGCCGCTGTCGTTCAACGCTTATGACCCGGACCAGCCGCGTGACGAGTATGGGAGGTTCGCCTCGACCGATTTAGCGAAGGAGAGGCCGGAGAAGATAGAGCAGACCGCGTTTCTCAGTCAGCACGGCGTGCACCCGTCAGGTCCGATTCATACGTTCTCGGCCATCCCGGAGGAGGTCCAAGGCGACGACATCAAGTCTGGATTTCTGACCAGCCATGGCCGGTTCTTGACCAGGAAGGAAGCTAGCCTGTTCGTGTCCGGTCCAGCTGGTAAGTACAGACAGTTGGATTCGGCGGACATAAGGACGCGGGAAACTGAGAAATCACACGACCGGAAGGACGTGAAGCTGGAAGGTAAGAAGTTTGAGTCCAACGCGGACGTTCTGAACATGGAGACGGACCCGCCGAATCTAGTCGAGGTTCCTGACGTTCCACAGAAGGACCACTATGCTTGCGGTGCGGCTATCTCGATGAGCGTCGGTAAGCATTGGGACGTAGGTCCAGACACGCTGGAGGAGTGGAAGAAGGCCCTAGGCACGGACGTTGAAGAGAGCACTCATCCTCAGGCGATAGCGGCCTATTTCGAGGAGCTAGGCTGCCACGTCGAGGTACGCCACGGCATGACCGTTGAGGACCTGGAGCGCTACACGGACCGAGGGGTGCCGGTCATAGTCTGCGTCCAGGATTACGGACCGTATCTGCCGAGAGAAGCGAAATTCGCCTATGGACATTATCTGGCGGTGATTGGCGTGGCGTTCGGCTACGTCTTCTGCCAAGACCCGTCCGAAGACAACGTAGTGCGCGGCGAGGGGTCGGTGCAAGCGCCGGGCCGAGTCATGGTCAAGGAAGATGACTTCGTCGAGGCATGGCATGACGAAGACATCTACGGCAACAAGTTCGTTCACTTCGGCATCGCGGTTGAGGGCGAGAAGGTCCACAATGCCTTTTGCCCTACTGGAGAGGGAGGCGGCATCGACCCGACATGCTCGCCGTCAAACTATAACGTCCTGGTGGACGACGCGAAGGGCTATGTCGCGACGTTCGATGCAGACGGTAAAGGCTTCTTCTTTCAGGCCGAGAAGGGACACGAAGGATGGGACGTAGGCTTTGGGGAGGAAAGCAAACTTGGCATGGGCGTTCATACGGCGGCAATGACTAACGATCCGAACGTCTCTCCGGTGAAAGTCCTACGGGGAGTGGAACGCTCGTTGGCCAAGTTCATAGAGTCAAAAGACCCAGGGGTCTTCCGGTTCACGTCAATGAAGCATGAGGGGAGTCGTCTCAAGTTCTACGACCGGATAGCGAAGGAAATCGGCAAGACGCATGGCTATGACGTGGAGCACAAAGACTACCCAGCGATGAAGGAGTACGTGCTGACGAAAAAACCGACTGCCAACGTCGATTGGGACGCCATCAATGCGGTGACTGACGCGAGGCTGGAGAGGGCCATCTGGCCGGAAAGATACATTCGCATTCCGAAGTTGCCGACGGTCAACACCCGCTGGCAGTTCAACACAGACCCGGAGAAGGTGCGAGCGTTCCAGCGCTGGCTCAAGCAGCAATTCGCCTCGACGATTGCCGGACAGACTCAGCAGCAGCTTTGGGAGAAGTACGTGCAGGACGGCTTCCGCAAAGGGGCTGGCCGGTCGTTCGACGACGTACGTCAGCGGGAGGGCATGCAGGACACCCCGGACTTCTACCGAGGGACGAAAGAGGAGTTCCTACGGTCGTCATTCGCGAGGCCGGAGTCGATTGAGAAGGTCCAGCTGCTGGCAGGGCGGACGTTCGACGAGTTGGAAGGCGTCACGTCGGAAATGGGAACCAGGATGTCGCGGACGCTCACTGATGGACTCGTCCAAGGCAAGCACCCGATTGAGATAGCCAAGGACCTGTCTGCCGACGTGGACATTGGACGGGACAGGGCCGAGAGAATCGCGCGTACGGAGCTGATACGCGCTCATGCCGAGGGCCAACTAGCGGCGCTGGAGAACATGGGAGTAGAGGACGTTGGCGTGGCGGTTGAGTGGCAGACGGCAGACGATGAGAAGGTTTGCGAGAAGTGTGCACCGCTGGACGGCATCGTGCTGAAAGTGGACGAGGCACACGGCATGATACCTAGGCACCCGAACTGTGTGACCGGGGATTCAGTCATCATCGCTGACGACGCATTTGCCGTGGTGAAAGCGCATTACACCGGTGAGATAGTGGAGATTGAGACTGCCGTAGGTCGTCGCCTGTCCATCACTCCTAATCACATGCTGCTGACTGACTACGGCTTCGTCCCTGCCAAGCTCCTGTACGAGGGACTCCAAGTATGCGTGACATCCGGCTTTGAATTTGAGACGGTCGAAACACCAGATGAGAACGCTGGTGAAGCCAGCATCGCGGACGTATTTACTGCGCTTAGTGAATCCAGACTTATGCTTCACGACCGAATGCCAACCTCTACTGAGGATTTCCACGGCGATGGGGGTTCCTGTGATGCAGAAATCGACATTGTATGGCCCAATCGCGAATTGTGGAATCACGGAAAGCTTGCCACGTATGAAGCGGTGAAAGCGGGCTTCCCATCCTTTCAGTTCGCCGGGGTTGGTGCGCCCCTGCTTGAGCGCAGCCAATCTGCAACGGTCTTCCAGCGAATAGCCGCGTCTGACCATGCCCTCAGCGCCGAAGGCCGAGAGGCGCTTGCGTTCCTCAGGGGCAGTTTGCTTCATGCGAAGCAGCATTGCGTCATGGCAATCGCGCGTACTGATTCCAGATTTAACGAGACGCCGTTGGATGGTCCTTCTACTGCACCCGAATTTGACGGAAAGCTTGAGGACGCTGGTTCCACCGAGGAACTCCTTGAGGATTTGAGGCCAGAGGGCGTCGAGGCGCTCAATCTGGACAAGATTCTGCTCGTGCGAGTTGTACACGTGGTTGACCTCCCAGTTTATGACGTTCAGACGCGCTCCTCATTGTACCTCGCAAACGGCATTGTGTCAAGCAATTGTCGCTGTGCGTGGGTTCCGGCCAACATAGGTGAGGACGACTCGGACCAGAAGCGGAGCAAGAAGGAAATCGAGGACGCGCTCGAGGAGTCCGGCATCGACGACGTGGACATCGACAAGGCGAGGCCGGAGCCGTTGATTACCAAGAACGTAGACCCGGACTTCGACGAGCATCTGTTCAAGCTGTACGACGACATCCCTTAAGGTAGCAGACGTGGCCACAGCGAGCGACATAGTTTTCACGGCGATACAGCAGCGAATGATAGCGGTCCTCTCGGACGGGAGGCCGCATACGCGCAAGGAACTGCATGCGTGCCTGTGGGACGAGAAGGCCAAGCTGTCGTCCATCTGCTTTCACCTGTCACTCATCCGCTCTAAGCTACGTACTCAGGGTCAGGACATACTCTGTGAGTGGTACAACAAAAGCTTCCACTACCGGCACGTCCGGCTTCTGTCGGGCGACGACGAGTGACTAAGACCGGTCTTTGACCCGCGCGGCGGCGAATCCCGGCGATTGCGGGCGGATTGCCTGTCCGGTAGAATGAGACGCCATGGAGCGCCTCATAGCCAATCTGACTGGTCGAACTCGCCGCGAGGTCCTGAACGGCAGGGAGTACCTCGTCGCACCCATGTCTCTCATCGTTCCTGGAGTGCTGAACGGCAGCAAAGGACCTCTGTACTACCCAGCTACCGAGTGTGCACGGAACGTGGAACAATGGGAGGGCATGCCGCTCACCGCGTATCACCCATTCTCCAACGGCCATCACGTCGCGGCCAACAGCCCTGGAGTGATGCAGAAGCAATGCATCGGGTTCGTACGCAACCCCATCATGAACGGCAAGCTGTCTGCTGAGGGCTGGTTCGACGTACAGAACGTACAGAAGATAAACGGTGAGATTCTACGTCGTCTGCACAACGGTCAAAAAATCGAGCTGTCCACTGGCCTCTACACGCACAACGTACCGGCACCAAAGGGAGCGAACTTTAACGGCAAGCCATACGACTACATCGCCACGAACTATGAAGCGGACCACGTGGCCATCTTGCCGGATCAAGTCGGTGCCTGTTCCCTAAACGATGGGTGCGGAGTGCTCAACCAACGGACCTCTACCGACGTGTTAGGCAACGTGTCCTACTTCGCGGACTGTCCGAGGGACGAGCATGGCTGGTGTGAAGGCGGAACGTCGGCAGGGGAAGCGGTCCACGTCGGTAGCGACATCAAGC